CTGGTATTCCCAAGGTTTATTGTACAGGCGAACAATTAAAGCTAGTAAAAGATTTTGTTGAGGTATGCTCAAAGACTTCATACTTTAATCATATCTGCTTAAGAAATGCGATGCTTATGTACTGCAAAAAAGAAGGTGCAGAATGACCAGCGAGCAGAAGCCGAGAGAGTTTTTTATCGAAGTATGGGATGAATCAGAAGGCTCTCCAATGATTGTACAGCGACCAGTTTCATATAAGAACTTTAGGCCAATAGACAAGGCTGAGGTCATTCACGTTGTAGAAATTCTGGCACTAGAGCAAGCTCAAGCGAGAATTGAGGAGCTTGAGGCTGAGATAGAAATGCTAGAGGAGGCTCCATCTAAATTTGATACTAAACTAGCTAATAATTTAGTTGAAGCAAAGTTAGTTATTAAAAACGCCAAGCTCAAGGAGCAGCTATCCGATGCGGTTAAGGCTTTGGAGTTTTATGCGGATAATGAGAATTGGTACTCAAGTGGTAGGCATGATTTTTTAAACATTTCCTTTTCAGATACCTACAGAAATGGATATGACGGAGCTACAGGCGGCAAGCTAGCAGTAGAAACTCTAGCCAAGCTGAGAGGTGAATGATGGCAGGAGTAGTTATATTTATAGCAATTCTTATTTTAGTAGCATATTTATCTAATATATTGTTTAAGGTTTATGAATTAAATCATAGAAAAGAAAGGAAACATGATGAAAGCGTTAATGATTATAGTGGTAAGTAGTTTAATTACAGCCTGTGGATTCGAGATAGTGGATACAGGATATAGAGGAGTAGAGACTAGGTTTGGAGCAGTACAGGGAGAACCTCTACCAGAGGGCCTGCACTTCTATAATCCTATTACTACAGATATCGCTGAGTATTCAGTACAGCAGGAGACTTGGAAAGATAAGACTCCTATCTTTACTAAGGATACACAGCGAGTAGATGTAGAGTTTGCCATAGTTTATTATGCAGATCCTAAGTCAGTACATACATTATACAGAGATGTTGGTGGTTTAGGACAGTTAGAAGAGAAGATTATTAAGCCTGTAGTCTTAGGATCTATTAAAGATGCTATCGGATCTGTAATAGCTGACGAGCTAGTACAGAAGAGAGAGTTAGTAACTCAGCAGGCATTGACTGAAGTTATGGAGAATCTTAAGGCCAAGTCTGTTATTGTTACTGATCTGCAATTTACTAATCTAGACTTTGATGATGCTTATGAGAAGGCTGTAGAGCAGAAGGTGGTCGCTATCCAAGATGCGCAGAAAGCAGTTAACGAGACAGTTAGAATTAAAGAGCAGGCTAAGCAGACTATAGAGACTGCTACTGCGCAGGCAGAGGCAATGCGTATCCAGTCTGCAGCTCTATCTCAGAATAAGGGATTAGTAGAATACGAGATCGCTAAGAGATGGGATGGAAAGCTGCCAGTCTACATGATGGGATCATCTGTACCTCTGTTAGACCTAAAGCTAAATAAGTAATCCCTTGAAAGTATCGAGGCCTAGACTATGATCTGGGCCATGAGACATATCTTATTAAACTTTCCAATGCCACCTACTGCTAATAAGCAGACCACTATTCAGAGATATAACAGGCGCATTATAAAATCTAACCTAGCTAGAGCTTTCGACTTAGAGGTTAAGTCTTATTTAACTCGTAACCTAGCTACGATGAGAGAGATTAATAACGACCTTATGCAGTATATCTCAGTAGGGCAGATGATAAGAGTTGATACTTATTTTTGCTTTGGGCATACAGATCTAATAACCAAGGATAATAGGCCAAAGATCGTAGATACTAATAATAGGATCAAGGCTACGCTTGATGCCATAGCTAATAGCATTGGCATAGATGATAGGTACTTCAGTCAGGGCTTTGCAGAGAAGGTAATTAAGTGGAAGTCATCAGACGTAAATCATTGCATAGTAATGCTGGAGCCATGCCAGCCGATAAGATCAGAGAAACAGGTACTAGAGATCGCATCTTTGTTACCAAGGCTAAGCTAGACACAGAGTTAAAATCCTCAGGTCCTGTCAAGATCTGCATAAATAAACTGGACTTAATAAATAAAGAAGTAGAGCTAGTCTTTATCTGCCCTCCTGATACCATAATTAGCAGATAGGGCATGATGCCCTGATATTCAAGAGGGCTAATATGGCTAAGAGAAAGAGAATATTAAACGAGTCAGATATAACTACAGCTAAACTCCTAGCCCTAGTGCAGGATATCTTCGAGTGCATAGAGTCTGTAGAGTCACCAGAGAAAAATAAGCCTATAGTTACCATGCTTAACCATGAGATCTTAATCTTAGAGATCGATGACAAGAGATTTACCGTTAACATCAAGGATACAAGTCAGTTTAATTAAACAATTATATGCATAATTATGCATAATTAATGCGCTTGACGTAGGTCTAGTCCTATTTAACTATCTTGATTATAAGGAGGCACTATGAAAGCTACAAAGAAAGTTACTAAGAAAAAAACAGCTACTAAAAAACCTGCTAAAAAAACTAAGTAGGTATTGAGAGCCTAGAGATATTTATCATCTAGGCTTTGCTTTTATATTGATCCTATAAGATGATCACTTAAAGACTCAGGTTGAGTCTCATGTCTATCTACCAGTGGAGAAATGACAGGATGTTAAAGATTAACTGCGCGTATTCAGCGATAGTACCGATTACTAGCCTTAAGCCTAATCCTAAAAATAATAACTACCATAGCAGTGAGCAGATCGATCGACTGGCTAAGATTATTAAACATAAAGGGCAGAGATCCCCTATAGTCGTATCTAGCCTTAGTGGTTACATAGTTAAGGGCCATTGTAGGTTAGAGGCGATGAAACTATTAGGAGCTACTGAGGTAGCGATAGACCTGCAGGATTACCAATCAGAGCAGCAGGAGTATGAGGATATGACTGCTGATAACGCTATAGCTCTTTGGGCAGAGCTAGATCTTTCAGCCATCAATAGCGAGATCGAGATTCTAGGAATCGAGGATACAGATCTTTTAGGCCTAAAGGATTTAACCGATGACCTACCAGACGATGACTCCCCCCCTATTGGATCACCTGAAGATAAGCCTTTTAAAGTAAGCTGCCCTATGTGTAAGGCAGAGAGGAGATTTAATGACTGGTAGAAAGAAGATCGTTATAGATCCTGAGACTGTTAAAAGACTAGCCCAGATTATGTGCACTATGGAAGAGATGGCGCATATCTGTAAGTGCTCTGTGGATACTTTAGAGCGCAGATTTGCGGATGTAATAAAAGAAGGTAGAGCATCTGGCAAGATGAGTCTTAGGCGATGGCAATGGGAGGCCTGTAAGAAAGGTAACTCAGCATTACTAATATGGATGGGAAAGCAGCACTTAGGGCAGAAAGATAAGCAGGAGATATCTGGTGCAGATGGTGGTGCTATAGCAGTAACCATATCTGCTGATGATGCTAACCTTTAAAAAAACAGATAAGCAAAAACAGGCTACAAAGATCTTAGCAGGACCAGCTCAAAACGTAGCTTTATTTGGAGGTTCTAGATCTGGCAAAACCTTTCTAATTATTTACTGCATAATCGTTAGGGCCATAAAGGTTAAGTCTAGGCACGTAATCCTGAGAAAGAACTTTAACGCCGTTAAAAGATCTATCTGGTTAGATACCTTTCCTAAAGTAATGCGCTTATGCTTTCCACAGGTTAAGGTAGAGGATAATAAAACAGATTACTACGTTACCTTTCCTAATGGATCAGAGATATTCTTTGGAGGTTTAGATGACGGAGAAAGATCAGAGAAGATCCTAGGTCAGGAGTTTAGTACCATCTATTTTAACGAGTGCTCGCAGATCGATTACTCGTCTATCCAGATCGCGATAACCAGACTAGCAGAGAAAAATGATCTTAAGAAACGTATCTGGTATGACTTTAATCCACCGAATAAAACTCACTGGAGCTACTACCTATTTGAAAAGAAACTAAATCCTCTAGATGACGAGCCTATAAATAATCCAGATGACTATATCTCATACCTAATTAATCCACAGGATAACATCGAGAATCTAGACGAGGATTATTTAAAGATCCTAGAGTCTATGCCAGAGAAAGAGCGTAATAGATTCTTACATGGTCTATTCAATGACGAGTCTAATGGTCAGGTTTACTATGCTTTTCGAAGAGAGAGGCACGTTAAAGAGGTTAGGCGCACATATGGGACTATCTTTGTAGGCATGGATTTTAACGTAGCGCCGATGACTGCGGTAATATTCCAATATACGGAGAATAAGTTTAGGGTAATCGATGAGGTCTATTTAGATAACTCAGATACCTTTAAGATGGCTGATGAGTTAAAGCGCCGAGGCTATGGAGGCCTTAGGGTAATACCAGACAGCACTGGTAGGAATAGAAAAACCTCAGGTCAGTCTGACTTTCAGATCCTAACTGCTGCTGGCTTTGTAGTCGAGAGCACGTTAAATCCTTTCATCACTGACAGGATTAATAACGTAAATAGAATACTATCAGCAGATAGGATCGAGATCGATCATAAGTGTAAGAAACTAATAAACGATCTAGAGAAAGTGGTATGGAAAGATAATAAACCAGACCAATCTGGAGCAGCTAAGCACTTGACGCATATCAGTGATGCCTTAGGATATGGATTACATAAGCTAGATCCATTAGGATTATCGCAGGTCCAGTTTACATCAAGTAAGAGGTAATAAATGCTAGACATTTTAGATATTGATAACAGAAAGCAGATCATTGAGGCCATTAATTCAGATGAAAATAAGAAGAGAAAGGCAAAATCATTAGGTGAGGTAGAGATCTATAACGATAATATTACACCTTATGTTTTAAGTTATCTCTCAAGATATTACGATAAAGATACTATCGAAGAGAATCCAGTAATTAGCTGTATTAATATCTGTAGACGCATCTGCCAAGCTGAAGGATCTCTATACTTAGAGGCTCCAGAGCGTACCTTTATTAATGTCTCTGACGATCAAGCTATAGCATTAAATAATCTCTATAAGG